TTAGGTTCAAAACCTGCGCATATGTGTCTCAAAGGTTTTATTTTATCGTTAGCTGCCCACAAAGCTGCACCAAGAGAAATACCAAAGTCACCATTGTAAGGATCAGGTAATATTTTATTATCTAATGTATTTTTTAAATTAGTATTATTTAGAACATTTTGCGCACATCCTCCACTTAACAGTATAGTTTTATTTTTGTAATTAACTTTGTTTAATGTTTTTAAAAATAAAATTTCAAAAGCTTTTTGAAAAGAATGAACAAAATCTAAACTAGGTGAATCTTTTGATAAGTGATCTACGTTAGGATCCAGCATATATCTGTTAAAAATATTTTGTTGGTCATATGCACACCAATTATCATCAATTAAATCTTTATTCCAATCATCTAAATGTATTAAATTGTTAACTACTTTTTTATCTATTTTACCATGTGAGGATAATGCCATTGTTTTACCCTCTTCTAATATTTGTAAACCTAATTCATAAGTAAGTTTTTGATAGCCTTTTCCCAAAGATACTGAATTTTTTATTTTCATTCTATTATTTAAAAAATTTATATGTTGAGAAGAATAATATTTATTATAAATACTCTCAATATTTTCATTAAAAATACTTTCATTTTCAACAATTCTTAAACCATTTAAATATTTAGAATGATGATTTAAGTATTGCTCTGCACCATCTCCGTCAGCTACAAACACTATAAAATTTTTATCTAGTTGATAAAAAAATTTAACACAATAAGCATGAAATAAATGATGTTGTGTTCTTCCTAAAACAATAGTTTTATCTTGGCTTACATTAAAAAATTGTCTTAAAAAATAAATAACGTATCCACTTATACTACCTAGAGAAGTAATAACTATTTTATCAATCTTTACTTTTAAATCTTTTATTTTTTGTAAAACTTCATAATTAAAAAAAGATTGATGTTTAAATTTATTAAATCTTTCTAATTGATGATGAACAATAACTTCGTTATCAGAAATTAAAGTTATTGAACCATCATGTCCCAGATGTAGAGCTAAGATATTCATTTTTATTCTTTCTGTTATAAATTTTCTTGTTCTTTATCACAATCTGACGATAACGTCTATCTCTTAAATGTTTTGCAACTTTATTTGATGATAAGTTTTTTGATCGACTTTGAGCCATCAATGTTATCCTCTAATTCTGCAGAGCCTTTATAGCATTTGTAAGATACGCTTTCAGAATATTGTCTTTCAGCTGTAATTTTTCCACGCAAACATTTAGACATAGTAGGTTGCAAACGAGCCTCTTTAATTTCGCCATTTACAAACATTAACAAAGCTACACACTCAACAATCATTGACTATTACCATTTGTATATTTAAACTCTCTGTTTTGATCTTTTAATCTTTCGATATCATTTAAAACTTTATCCATCTGCTTTCTTAAAAACTCGATGTTTACTTTATTTAAAGCCATGCTTTCTATGTGTGCACTCAACTTTTCACTGGTCTTATAAAGATCTTCAATCATCATGAATTGTTCGCTATCTGCGGGAAGTGATCCAAGTTGGCCACGTGGCCATTTTATTCTAAACTCTGTATTCTCTTCTAAGTCTTTTTCCATCAACTGTATTCGAGTGTCAGCAATATTTAAACGTTCTACAATTTGAAAATAGCCCATGGTGCCAAGTGCTACGATTACGATCAGCGAGGCAACCGTCTTCATAGGCATTTGAACGGCTGCCTCTTCCGATATGTTGAGTGGTTTCTTAGACATAAATTACTTTGTCCATAACCATTCTACTAGCTTTTTCCAAGGCCAGCAAATGATCTCCCAAATCTTACAACAAATTCTTTTACATTTTTCTATCATTTTTTCTTCTCCTCTATTTCATAGAAGAACTTGTCGGTGTCTTCTGTCCGCCATGCTCTACTATCTTCAACATTCCACTCAGATGTTTGCACTTTCCAATCAGGTGTATTATCTTTCACAGTGAAAGAAGGTATGTCCCATATACATCTATTGTTTGGTTGTGCTGCAAAATTGCCATCATCGAGAGCAATAATGTGAGCGCACTTATGTTCGTGCGGTATCTCTGAATGATCAGTGTCAAGTATATTAGGTTCTGGGTGAGCAAAGTCAATAGTAAATAAATATTTACCTGGATGCCATTTTTTATCTTTTCCTATGTACTTACCTGCTTGTCCTTCTAGTATGTCGAAAGAATGAACAGAAGGATAGTAACTAAAACAATTCCAGAGCTGAAGTTCATCAAGTCGTCGCTTGGGCACTCGGGATGGCTCAAATCCCTTTTGAATAAACGCGCTAATAGGTAAGCGATAAAATATTGCACCGTTTTCCATAATAGCATGCCATAGTATGCTCCTTCCAGTAAGAGCTGATATACCGAAGACAATACAGTCTTCAACTTCTCCATGATGTTTTTGTAAATCATATAGATATTCTCTTTTTATTTGTGCGTAGATAGGTGGTATGTTTGCGTTTAAATAAGCCATAATTTTTCATTTTTATTTGTATAAAACAAAATTAATCACTTGTCTATACGGCGAATTAACCGGACAAGAACCTGCATGATTAGCAGGATTGCTAAAAACAACTGCTCTGCCTTGTCTGGGTGAAACTCTTTTTATTTCGTTTAATTTTTTATCAAAAAAAACACTGTCTCCATCGCTATTATTTACGTAATATATTATACTTATTGATTTTTTTGGCTTTATGTTTAGTGTTATTTTATCTGTAAGATCAAAATCATTATGAATAGGACCATGATTTTCTTTGGTTCCACGTGGAAAAGGGAAGTTTACATTGATTTTTATTCTATCAATAAAATAATTAGATAGTTTATTTTTATGTAACAAATAATAAACCATAGGAAAAAAATTATAATCCATTTTACAATCCGGGTTAGAGGCAAAAATTAATTTTGAAAACTGAGGATAGTTAACCGTAAATTTTGTTTTTTTAAAATTAAAAGCAGTTGAATCAACAAATTGATATAGATTACTTTTTTCTTTTATAGTATTAATTATTTCTAGTTGTTCTTGAATATTAGCAAAGTTATCTATTACTTTTATTTCCATTATTTAATTGATCCCCAGTTGGGACCTGCTTCATAATCTACCTTATTTGGTATCTTTAAATCAACTGCGCTTTCCATTACATCTCTTATTTTAGCAGCCTCTAAATCATTAATAACCGATATGTCTAATTCATCGTGAACCTGTATATGTGGAGTGATACCCTCTTTGTGTAATTCTAACATGGCTTTTTTTGTCATGTCAGCTGCAGAGCCTTGTATTAATTTATTTAATGCTTTGTATGTAAATGCCCTACGAGTAGGATTATTGTGCCAATAATTTTTCTTTGGATTACCGTCCTTATCTTTTATTATTTCATCTTCTTCATTTTTTAAATATGGGCCCATTTCTTGTAAATCTTTCATGCGCTCTTCATCCTCGGCTGGTATGTATTTACCCCAATCAGCACCACGTAATATAGGTTCGTATTTAGGAAATCTACAACGTCTCCCTAGTAAAGTTTTTATTTGACCTTTTTTAGTTGCTGCTTTCATAACTTCATTCATAAGTTGTTTTACAAATGGAACTCTAGAATGATACTTATCAAATAATTCTTCAGCTTTAAATTTTGATACTCCTAACTCTGCCTGTAGTTTAGCTTTACCCATTCCATAAAAAAGACCTAAATTAATTACTTTTGCTTGAGAACGCGGTATCTCTGCCATCTCTGCTACTATCTTATGAAAATCTGTTGACGGATCATTATCATAAGAATCAGCTATCGTATTTACAGATGGTAAACCGTAACGCAAGGCGTAGTGTGCTACAAGCCTTGGTTCTTGTTGCGAGTAGTCAAAGCAACCCCATTTGCAACCTTCTTCAGGTATAAATAAACTTCTTATCATTGGACCTAAAATTTTATCTCTTGCTGGTATTTGTTGTAAGTTTGGATTGTTGTAAGAAAAACGTCCAGTGATTGTGCCACCATCATCAGATCTTATTTGATTTATCTCTGCATAAATTCTACCTTTATGTTCATGTTTTAAAATTGTATCTATAAACGTTGTGTTTACTTTATTAATTTTTCTTGCCTCTGCTATCTTTTGTATGATAGGATGCTCGTGATTAGAAAGGAAATTTTTTGTAAATGAAGGTTCACCAGATTTCGCAGTCCGTTCGTAGGATAATTTTAATTTTTGAAAAACTTTTTCGATTGATCTTGCTGCCCATATTTGAACTTCTTCTCCTGTTTCTTTTTGAACTTGTTGCAATAATAGGTGCTCTTGTCCTATCAATTCCTTACGTAACTCGTAAGCTCGTTGAGTATCTACGCGAACGCCTAAAAAGCGCATATCCACGAGACAAGGAAAAAGATCCGTTTCTAGATTAAATATATTTTCTAAATCATTTTCTACTAATAATTTTTTTACATGTTGCCAAAGTTTAAAAGTTAGTTGAGCATCTTTTTCTGCATACGCTCCAACTTCTTGCGCAGGTAATCTCCACATATCTGCTTTGGGATCTAACCCTCTTGCTTTGGCTGCTTCATATAATGCTCTTTCATTTTTACCTTCACTTAAAAAATGCCACGATAAAGTATTAAGTGTATATGAAAATCTATTTTCATCTAACAGCGAACACGCTATCATTGTATCTACTATTAAACCGTTGATATTTAACCCTAAATTACGTATCCAACATACGTCATACATGGCGTTGTGAAATATTTTTGTGGCTGGACACTCTAAGATGTCTTTAAACCATTCTAATGTTTTTTTTCTATCTGAGTTTGGTCCCTCTGCATGAGCTATTGGAAAATACCATTGATCATTGTAAGTGGCCACTGCTATGCCTACTACCTCACCATTGCCGATAACTGCACCAGATCCTTTTAATTTTAGATCTGGATCTTTTGTCTCTAAATCTATTGCAATCTCATCATAAGATCGCAGATCTGGATATTCTGTAGGTTGAACCCATTCTGTAGGGGGTAGTATCATTTATCTTTTTTATCCTTTATGTTTTTTAATTCTAGCTGACAGTAATGTATTATTTTTTTAATATCCTCTGCGCCTCCTTTTCTCTGATATCTACAAACATATTTTATAACGTTTCCCTGGAAAAACGATAGGTCATTTTTAGAAATAAACTCGTAAGGTTGAATAGGAAATTTTGTGTAATGGTTTCCACCGACTTGTGTGTATTGAGGAAAAACTTCGTCAAATATATCTTTGCTTGTCATAATTGATACTCCTTTAATTTCTTTTTTGCTCTTAATTTGTATAGATTATTTCGGGCTCGAGTGATTCCAACATACCACACTCTATGCTCTTCATCTTGTTTGTCAACACTTAATCTAATTCCTCTTTGAACTCTATTACCTTGGTGTAATGATAAAATTACATTGTCCTCTTCTCCACCTTTTGCTGCATGAATTGTAGACAATTT